GCGCACTTCGATATCGAGCGCCTGGTACAGGAACGTGCCCGGCTGGTACGCTTGGTTGGCGGACAGGAAGCCGGCCACGGTTTCGTTTTCCCACGTCGCCGCCTGGCCATCTTTGCTCAGCTGCGCGAGCTCACCGGTGCGTTCCAGCGCGCGGATCTGGCGCTCGAGCTCGCGCGTCTGCTGGCGGAGCTCGGCGGCGGTCAGCTCACCGTCGTCGAACTTTGCGTCAAGAGCGTCGACCTGAGACTCGAGCGCGGCGATCTGGTCCCCCAGGTCGGCAGGCGCTGTGTAGACGGGCACCGAGGGTTTGGGGGACGCTGCCGCTGCCGCGAGAGCCTCGCCACCGGCCTCCTGCGTCTTGAGCGCGGCTGCGGCCTTTTCCTCGTCGGCAGCTGCGGCGGCCTCTTCGGCGGCTGCGGTTTCAGCCGCAGTCGCAGCTGCAGCGTCGTCTTCCTCGCCGCCGGCGGCCTCGGTGCCGCTGACCGGGTCATCGACGAAATTGGGGTCCAGCAGGCCCTCGCGCTCCTCGTCGGTGAGCAGCTCGAGTTCATCCTCGGTATAATGGAGCTTTGGCATGGGGCGGTTCCTTCGGGGTTAAGCAGGCATGGGCGCGCCGATGCCAGGCGCTGCGGCCATGGCGTCGGGCGAAATCTGCGGGGGTTGCTGGGCGGCGGCCGCGGCGGCGACCGCTTGCGTGGCGGCCGCCTCGTCGGATGCCGACACAAAGCGCGACTCGGCGAGGATATGGTCGGCAGTATGGGCAACGGCCGGGTCGACAGCGAGCGCGGTCGCGGCCACTTCGAGCGCCTTGCCCTGGGCATCGACACCAATGCCGGCAGTGCGCGCTGCGATTTCCTTGGCCTGCTCCCGGAGCCGGGCGGCCTCGGCCTCCATCTTTTCGGCGTTCGCGACCAGGGTGCGCTCCTGCAGCTGCGCGGCCTTAGCCTGCGCCTGCTGCTTGGCCTGCTCCTCTGGCGTCACTTCCTCGTCGCCGTCTGGGTCCTTCATCCCCGACATCGACCGGATGCGCTTGACCAGCTCGTCGCGGTTCTTGATGTCCATGTTCTCGACGATGAGGTCGAGCACCATCAGCATGACCTTGGGATCGCCGATCTTGCCCACCACATCCAGTAGGGCGTCCACCTCGGCGCCGCGCATGGTGGCGTTCCAGTCCGAATCGGAAATGACGAAATCGGCCTTGGTCCGGATGATGTCGTTCTCGGGCAGCCCGTCATTGACCTTGACGTATTCGGCCTTGCCGCGCTCGTTCGTGATGCGGAAGGCCTTTTCCTCGCTGACGAACTGCTCGATGTTGGCCAGCTGCTTCTCGCCCTGCAACTGGGCGGCCAGGCGCAGGTTCTCGAAGAAGTGGGCCGTGGCCATCGAGCCCTGGTCCTGCCGGCGCTGGATGGCGATGCCGCTCGAGGCGTTGGTCTTGCGGCCGAGCAGCTCGTCGGTAACGCCGCTGGACTGCTGCACCATGGCAATCGAGCGTTCCATCAGCTGCAGCTGGAACTGGCTCAGCTCCCGATCGCTGTTCAGGTCGAGCTGGCTGCCGCGCTTCTTGATGATGATGCCGTCGGGGCGGGCCACCTCCTCACGGAACACCTCGATATCTGTGTCCTCGGGGAGCGCGTCTTCGTCCATCACCACCTTGTTGGTGGAAAGGATGTGCAGCGCCTTGGACGCACGCTTGTTGATGTCCTCCTGGATGCCCTTGAGGCCACGGATCATGCCGTAGGGCTGGCCATCCTTGCTGCGACGCTTGCCCCAGATGGGCGTGTAGGGGAATTTGTTGTGGCGGTACGGGCTTTCCGAGAACCACAGCATCCCCGCCGGCGTGAAGATCGCCACATGCATGCGCATGACGGTTTTTTCGACGAGCTTGACCCCCTCTTCCATTGCGAGGGAATCGCGGTGACCAGGCGACAGGGCGTCGAAGATTTCTCCGTTGAACGTTCCGCCTTTGAGGCGGGCCGTCATCACCGGGATGCGCAGCCAGCCCTCGATCAGGCGGACGCGCTGGCGGGTGTAGCCATGCAGATACTCGCTGGTATGGGAGCTGGAACCATTGGCGTCCATCTCCCCGTCGTCCATGGCGTCGTCGCCATAGCTGTCGACGCCCATGAACATGCCGGCTTCATCGGCCGAGCGGTTGAGCAGCCCCGCCCGCTTGGGGAAGATGCCGATGGCGACGTCCAGGTCAACCCACTTCGCCCGGAAGATGTAGCGCATGTCGTCGGTGGTGAACTGCTTGCCGCGGCTGTCATGCAGCATCTCGCGCCAGTCGCAGTACCGGGAGTAAAGCGGCTCGTTGTCGTCGTCGTCGCTGATGCCGTCCTCGAGCCAGCCTAGCCCGTTCTTGACGGCATCCTCGAAGGCACGGGAGCGGTTGTGTTGCAGATAGTTGGCGTCGGACAGATACTTGAGCAATTCGGTCTTGCGCTGCGCCGGCGCCGCATCCTCCTTGCGGCGGGGCAGCACCTTGAAGTCCGACTTGGCGCGCTTTTCGGTGTTGGTGACCCAGTCGACCGATGCGGATAGGACGTTGTAGACCAGCGCCTTCTGGCCCCGCTCTTCGAGCGTTGCAGCATCATCCTCTGACCACTGCAGATTGTCGTAGAAATCGTCGTCCTGGGAGCGCTCCACGCGGTTCGGGCCCTGCCGATCGAGCTCCTGCTGATAGTAGGCCATCAGCTGGTGATGGCGCTTCACCAGATCCGGGCTGTCCAGCTTGTCCTCGTGGACGTGCTGCGCACCTTCCTTCTCGCCACCCGGAATCGGAGACTTGAACGGCTTTTTGCGCACCGACCCGTCGTCGGCCTGCAGGTCAAACATCGCGTAGCACCACTTCGTGTTCTGCGCCGGTGGTGCGGTTGGTGACCGTCACCTCGGCGATGACAGGAGCGGGGGCGGCGCTCGGGGGGAAAGGCGGCATGCTGATCAGGTCGCCGAGGAAGTCGTGCACGAACGACACGATCTTGAAGATGGTCTGCTGGTTGGGGGTGAGCCGGAGGGCCTCGCAGATTGCGAAGCACTGGCGTGCGGCACTGGCCGGGTCGCCGACGTCCTCGGACCACACCCACGCTTTGTCGAGCGTGATGATGTAGGGCCGGCACAGGTCGGAGAACTCGGCGCCGTCGCGGACCAGGGCAATACAGGGGCGCGTGACGTTGTTCATGCGCAGCCAGGTGCCGATCATCAGGATTTCGGCGCGCTTGTGAGTGAAGTGACGCTTGCTGAGGTCGATCGATGCGGCATTGGCACTGGCGAACATGGACGAACTCCTAAGCGGTCATGGCCGAACGCCGGGGCTTGCGGCGCCCGGTGGTCGGTGTGGCATAGTGATTGACGCGGGAAAGCAGGCCCTGATCCTTGGCCTGCGCCTTTTGGCGGAGTGCGTCGGCCGCATGCTGGTGTCCGTTCTTGGCGATAGACCCCGTGAACACCTGCATGCTTTTGTTGAACACTTTCGCAAATCCATCGAGGTGCTCGATCCCGACCTTGCACTCGGTCTGGTCGAACCAGTAGGCAGCGAAATCTTCGCGCATGAGCTGGATGGCGACGTCGACGTCCGCGCAGACGTTGACGATCTCGACGTCCTTGAGGCCAAGGTCGCCGATCATGTCCTGATAGGTGGTGAGCTGGGTTGCATTGATGCGGCGATGGGCGCCGTCATGGGGCAGGTAGTGGGTACCCCAGACCAGCTTTCGCGTGGACTGGATGCGCTGCAGCTCGGAGACGTAGAAGCTGGGCGGCTCGCCCGATCCTTCGAGATAGCCGACGAAATGGTCGCGCGGCCCCACCTGTTGGTGCAGCCAGATCGAGGTGGCATCGTCGGTGCCGATGTCCCAGAAGGTATTGACCGGCACGCCGGCCATCAGGGGCACATCGGTGATGCGGTTGCCCTTGCGGGCATTGGCCATCTGCTCGGCCAGCCACAGCCCGTTGGTCGCGACCTGGAAGGCTTCTTTCAGGGTCGACGGGTACTGGCGCCACATCTTGTCGGACACGCCGCCGAACTCGCTGTCCCGCTTGGTGACGTACCAGGCCCGCTTGCGCAGGCTGATGGAGCGCCCGATCTCCGACTCGATGCGATGGAAGTAGGCGTGATCCTGGGGCGAGATGGGGATGCCGGTGGGGTCGAGCTCGTATTCCCTGGCGTCCCACCATGAGGCGAAGTGCAGGCGATAGTGCATCGGGGTCAGGGGGAGTTTCTGGGCCGCGTGGGCCTGGGCGGCACGCACCATGTCCGAGAAGTTGCCATAGGGGCTTTCGACGGTGCTCTCGATGACCGCTATACCGCCTTGCGGTACTGCCGGCAGCGACCCTTCCTGGATCTCGGCGGCCTTCCCCGGGTCGTGCAGGCAGATGATGCCGTATTCCGAGACGTGCAGGAAATCGAGGGTACCGCCGCGCACCGAGGTCGACACGCTCATGCTCGAGCCGTTGCCCCAGCCCAGCTCCTCGACATTGTCCTTGATGAGCGGGACCATCTGGCGCACCAGCTCGGGCAGGCGCTCATAGGCGAACTTGATCTTGCCCTTGACGATGGCCTTGGCGGTCTTTTCGTCCTGGGCAATGACGGCCGTCGTCGAATTGGGCACGAACAGGCAGGTGTCCAGCATCAGCAGCTGGGTCAGCGTCGAGAATCCGCGCTGCCGGGCCTTGGGCACCACATTGCGGTACCAGAGGTTGGTGAGGAACTTCTCCTGCTCCTCATTGGGAGCGAAGATGACGGTCTGACCGTCCTTGTCCTTGATGTAGTAGAGGTTCCGAAGGCGCCAGTCCGGGTCCTCAAGGGCAGCAGCGAGCTCTACCTCGCTCATCTGCTCGATCGGCTTGTATGTGCGGACCGCTGCGGCTGACATGACGTTCCCGGATCTGTCGTGGGACAGGTGCGGAGCACGTCATGCGCTCGATAATGGGTCTTTTACCCCGAAAGTGGCCTCGGTTCTAGCCGGGGCCGACAAACACCCGACGGCTGCCGCCCTCCTCATGCACGAAGCATGCTAGGGGAACATCCGCTGTCACTCATACCTCGCCCCGTCTTTTGCGTATTTCTCCCATGATGGTGAACGCGCCAACGACATTGGCATGGGCCTCCAGGATCGTGTTCAGATCAAATAGCCGAGCCCTGTCGCCGGCTTGAATTCGTCGCACCTCATGGTCTAGTGCGCGATAGAGGATCGGGTTGCGATACTCGGGATGCTCTTTGAGGAACACATCCGCGTCGGCCATGAATTGGACCATGTCGCTCATGATGCAAACACCCCTGCTCCGTTGGGGCACTCCCTCGTGCCTTCGCGGTGCTGGCTGTGGGTGCGCCTGCACCTGGTGCAGACCATGGCGCCGAGGTGCTGGGCATCCTCGGTCGACGGCGCCCAGCTGCGCAGGTGAGCGCCGATCGACGCGAGCTCCTGGTCGCTGGGCGTGCGGTTCGCGAACACGATGAGCATGTCGCCGGAGATCAAGCTGCGCGTCACCGAATGCAGCTGCAGGGGCGGTGGCGGTGCATCTGGTGCCACGATCGCCTTGGCCGGCGCCGCGGACTTCTTCTTGCCGGGATAGATCTCGTGTGGGCGGATCGTTCTCACTGGGCATCGCCTTCGATCTGTGGTGCGCGCGGCCGGATGGTGGCCAGGCCCTTGCGCCCCAGCCCCGGCGCCGCGAGCTCGGGCGAGCGTGGCCGTATCCCGGTGCCGGCGATCTGCTCATAGAGGCGGGAGAGGGGGTCGCTGTGATCGACATCGATGCGATCCTTGAATGCCTGGACGTCGGTATGCTTGCCCAGCAGCTCCTTGACCTTGAGCCGCTCGGTGAACTTGACCTTGACCACCTGGCCGACGAGCTCACGGTCCTTGCCCGTTCCTTCCCACAGCTCGTTCGTCTCGACCCCGTTGACCAGCCCCATGCGCCATACCAGCGGCCACTCGCGCACCGGCTTGAAGCAGTTGTTCTCGTCGTAGAGGTCCGCAATGTCCGCATCTGCCTCGCCAGCAAGCGCTGTGAACATCTTGTCGGCGTCCCACTGCACGCGCTTGGTGCGCTCCTTCATCAGCTCGCCGATGCAGGCCGCAATGTGAGGTTTTCGCAGGTTTTCATACGCGATGACGGCTGCCGTCTTCTGGCTGTAGCCGGCGCGGATGGCCGCCTGGGTGCCGTTGAGGTCGATGAGATACTCCTGGCAGAACTGGAATTCCTTGGCGCTGAGCTTCACCGGATCCGGCTTTGGCCTGGGCGGGGCCTTCTCGGCTTCCTCGACGGCCCGCTCGGCCAGGGCCAGGCGGTCCTCGAGCTGCGCGATGTACTCAAGCGCCCATGCCGCCCACGGGCCGCTGCCTTTCTCCGCCTCCGGATCGGGCAGATACTTGTCGGCTACCGCACGAGCCTTGTCGCGCAGCAGCCGGTCGCGGCCGGTGGTGGGTGTTTTCCCCGCCATGCATCAGCCCAGATGTGGCTCGGGAAAGTCGTGGCCGTAGGTATCGCCATCGGGCTGATAATCGCGCGGATCCCCCGCACACAAGCTGCCTGGGCGAACTAGGGGTCGGCGCGCCTCTTGAGCCTGCTCCGGTGTGGCTGTGGACCAGTCGTCTGGCAAGCGCAGCGCCACCAGCGCATTAGGCTCAATCGCTGCATGACCCTCGGCGTGTAAGCGCGCCAACTCGTCCTTGGTCCACTGGGCCGATTCGTCGGGCACTGCATCCCGGTGGGCGGCGACTAGATCGGCCGAGGCGATCAAGTCGGTGGCGCGCAGCTTGTTCGCATGCGCCAACCTTTCTTGCTTGTCCGCTCGCTCGCGCAAGCGCGCCGCATCGTCCGTCTGTTCGTCGACTATATCGAGGAGTTCCCGGGCCCGCTCGCGCAAGACTGTCTCGGCATATTCGCTCATGCAGTTTCTCCCATCCGCTCGAGGGTATAACCCTGCCCCCATACCGTGCGGATGCGGTACCCTTCGGCGGCCAGGCGCTTGTTGATGTCGATGGCGAACCGCCGCATGCACGAGCTGGCATGGTCGGGGCCACCGCCGGGATCGTCGCCATAGAGGGCGTGCAGGATCTCGCGATAGAGCGTCACGCGGCCGGGTCGCTTCCCCAGCGTGGTCAGCAGCTTGGTTTCCTTGGGGCTGAGACGCAGCCGCAGCGCCGCCTCGGCGGCATCGAACAGGTCGAGCGGGCGTCCGCACGCAGCACAGCACCGGGTGCTCATGCGGGCACCGGCAGGTGGGAAAGGGCGGAGCCCGACCTAGACCATGAGCTCATTGCCTGCCTTCCTCCCCAGCCCTCTTGACGATGTCCTTGGTGAACTTCCAGCCCCCGAGCTTGTCGGTGAGGCTGGGCTTGTGTCCTGTCACCCTGCAGCAGCGCTGATAGAGATCCGCTGATGCCATGGCGTGAACGAACACCAGATCTACATCTTGTGCTTCACCATCCCCGGCGCGGCCTGGGGTAAGGGGAATATTGGAATTGTCTGGACTGGTAGTAGGAACGTGGTTCCTCACCTTCCGGAAGGACGTTCCGGAGCTTGGCGCAGAAGGTGCGGAACGTGGTTCCTCACCTTTATCTACATCTAGTGGGTCGGGCCAAAGTGCCCAATACTCTGTGTTGCGCCATTTCTGACCGCGGAAACCATGCTCGCGTCGCTTGAGCCAGCCCTCTTTTTCAGCCAGATCGAGATGGGTTCTAACCGCGCGGTCGGAGAGCCCGCTGGCCTTGGCCAGATCCTCCTGTGTCGGGTAGCAGCCCCCGCCCACTTCGTTCATGAAACAGCTGAGGGTCAGCAGCACATGCCGCGTGGTGGCGGGCAGCTCAGACTTGATAATGAGGTGGCGCCATGTCCACGCGCGGCTCATGTCGCTCATTGGGTGGCTGGCTCGATTTGGTCGTTGGCCGCACTCTTGATGCCCCAGAGCTCGGGGGGCGCAGTGTAGCCCCTGGCCTTCAACGCGTCGGTCATGATTAGATAGGTCGAATGGGCGCATCGGCCCACATACCGCCAGTTCGTCACTGTTTGCAGCGACTTAGCGGCGGTCATATCCTGCACGGTTGCGTTGCCACCGAGCGCTTCGATGACCTCGTCGACGGTGGTCAGGGATGTAAGTGGGGTGGAGAGTGCGCCGGTCATGGTCCGCCCATTAGCCTGTCGCGCGCACCATAATCAAGAATTTCTTGTTTAACAATTGACAAGGAAACCTTGGTGGTGCTGTTTTGCGGCGAACAATATGTTCTTGTTCCATGGCAAGAGACGTGACCAGAGACCTGCCCGACACTTCCAACGAAGCTATTGGCGAGCGCCTCGAAAGCGTGCGCACGGCGCGCGGCTGGACACAGGCCTATGTCGCATCCCTTCTACCCGTCAGTTCTCAGCGCTGGGGAAATTGGGAGCGCGGGCTCAATGCACCCCCTCCGGACATGCTCGGGCGGATCTGGCACCTGACAGGCGCCACCTCGGACTACATCCTGTTTGGGCGCCTGGACGGCATGCCGCATGAACTCGTGCAGGCTATCCAGGCAGGCAAAACCTCCAAGGATCAGGCTCGGGGCGCCTAGCCCGTAGCAGGTCGTTCAGCTGCCGAGTCGGCGTCCACCGCGCCGCCGATCTCAACAACGCGCAACGAGTGCAGTCGCTTCGCACGCTGTGGCGTCAGGAATTCCCTGACGAACTCCTTGGCCAGGTCGAGGACCATTAGGGCGTCGTCGGTGTTTTCCGGCAATTGGTTGGCAATCATCAGGGCCTGCTTCCGCAACCAGGCTTCCTTGCTTTCGATAGTCATACCTACTCTCCAAGCGCCCCTCGTCCCGCAATTGAGACGTGCCCCACGCTTTTATAACAAGATATTCTTGTTCTTTCAATTGACGAAACAAGAATTTCTTTATACCGTCCTCCTCAGCTTGGACGTGGTCCTAGCTTACGAGCTTACCACTTGAGGGACCGCCGCAATGGCATTTTGTGCAAATGGTTATTATCGGAAATCAAGCCGGCACCCGTCGGGCGCGGCCGAGCACGTGGCCCTGTCCGTCGAGCGGACGGTCGGTGTGGCCGCATGGCCCATGCGGGCGCTGGTGCTGCTGCTGATCATTCTGGGGGCTGTTCTGGCAGTCCTGTCTTTGGGTCCTGATGCCGATGGTATGGGCCGCTGCCAGCTGCAGCATTCCCATGACGTCTGCTTCCTGGCGCTGGTGGGCTAAGCCATGGCCGAGATCCACCACTTCCCCGATCCCACCGGCCTCGGCGCCTTCCGTCTCGCAGCTCGGCACGGAGATACCGTCCAGACGCGCAACGCGGCGCTGGAAGCCGAGCGCGCCATGGTCACCGCGGCCCTCAAGAGCTGGATGGACGGCGACCCGCTGACCCAGCGCGAACACCGCATCGTCGAGACGGTGCTCGATACCAACTATTTCGGCCAGCTTGGCCGCCTGGCGATGGGGGGCTAGATGCAGACCGATCGCCCGGAAATCTATCGCATAGCCGAACGGCTGCTGAACGCCACCAACCACGAAGACCTGTTCGAGCCCGAAAATGACGGCCATGCGGATGCGCTGCGCGGACTATGCGATGCGCAACTGGAAATGAGGGCCGCGCTTCACGCCGTTCAACAGCCCAAGGCGCCGTCAGGCGCGCCAGCGCATCCCGAATAGGTCGGGGCCGTCCCCCTCCCCGACCGGCCACCCCCGGCGCCCGCTGACCCCAAGCACGGGCGCTGGGGGCTCCCCTCTCTCACCACGAAGGAGCTCACACATGCCGACGATCGAACTCCCCCAGCAGGTGGATGGCCTGACGCGCACTCAGTCGCGGATCTACCAACACCTTCGGGTCCATGGGCCGGCCCGTGGCAGCGATTTGCTGCAGCCCATCCTGGGGCGTCGCTTCGGCAGCGACAATCTCATCGCCACCCACGTCTACCGCATGCGCCGCCGCCTGGCTGGTGCCGGAGTGGCGGTTGTCCGCTCGCCGAGCGGCTACGCGCTCGTCCCGCAGCTCACCACTCCCTCGGAGGATTGAAACCATGGCCAACAGCCAAAGACCCCCGTCCAAGCTCAAGGTTGTCGAGGGCAGCGAGACGGAGCAGACCGCCGGCACGGGCGAACAGCCCGCCGGTGGCGACGACTTGGATGTCGGGGCGCTCGATCAGGCACTGACCCAGTTCGCCGCAGAGCAGCGCCCCCTGCTGCGCAGATCTGACACCGCACGCAACAAGGTTGCCCAGCGCGCCCGCGAGGTTGAGACAGAGCTCAACGATCTGGGTGCGCGGGAGGGTGTTCTGGACCGCCTCTACGAGGCCGCCAAGCTCGGCATCGCCGATCAGCGCCAGGACCTGACGGACGAGTTGAACCTCTACCAGCATGGCCTGGTCAACGCCGGTTCGCGTCGCTCCAACGACGCGAGCGACTGACCCATGGCCGGCGACAACAACTTCCGTTGGTATTGGGGCATCGGGGAGGCTCCGGAGGAGTTTCATGGCCCTTTTGCCAGTGGGGACGCCGCGATGCGTGCCGCCCAGGCTGACAGACCGGCCAGCGGGTTCCTGTTGGTCGAAGCCGACCGGATGGTCCCGACGGTCGCCGGCGTGTTCGGCGCCGACGATGTGCTCAAGAAGTTCGAGGACCTCAACAACGCCTGCTGGCTCACTGGCGGCATGGATGTGGTGCTGACCACCGGCGAGAAGGAGGAGCTTGAGGCCAAGTTGGCCGACTGCCTCCACCGCTGGCTGCGCAAGCATGGGCTTGATGAGCGCACCATGCTGCACTCGATCCGGACCAAGGACTATTTCGGCGCGGCGGAGGTCGGCAATTGAGCCCGGCGGTGACCCCGCGGCAGGCCCTGGCTTGCCTTGACCGCGCCGACACCCATCGCGGCGACCTTCAACGGTCGCTGACGTCGCTCGTCCTCACCCCGGAGCAGGTGCGCTGGCACTACATCCACCTGGTCTATGAAACCCACCACCGCAACGTCAGCGAGACGGCGCGCCAGCTCGGCATGCACCGGCGCACGCTGCAGCGCATCCTTGGCAAGACGAAGCCCCGTCGGAGGGCGAGCCATGTCTGACGCCCTGCCGCCGCTCGACCGCGCGAAGATCTTTACGCGCATCGCCCGTGTCCAGGAGCTTTGCGAGGCCATGACCCGCAGCGGCGAATTCCAGCCCACCGCCAGGTATCGGGATGGGTCGATCCTCGCGCATGGCCGTGTCGTCGAGGACGGGCGTGCCGCCCTCAAGGAGCTCGCCGAGCTGTTCGGCGAAACACCCCGTCAGCTGCTTGCCGCGGCTTCAGGAGCTACGCAGTGACCGTCATACCGCTCGCCGCATCCGTGGCCCATGCGACCACCGCCCTTGAGGGGGCCTGCAGACTGACGGGGGAAGCCATGCCTCAGCCCATCCGCGCCAACCTGGTGGCGCTGGCTGCGCTGCAGCAGGCCTTCCCACACCAGAATGCCAAGAAGCTGGCCGAGCTGCTCGGCATGCCGATCGCCACCGCCGGCGGCGCCGTGCGCAAGGCCCGCGAACACAAGAACTGGTGGCGCGAGGATTGGGTCGACGAAGTCGTCGGGATCCTCGTTGCCGATCGCTACGGGGAGCGCGCCGAGTGAACAACCCCCTGATGATCCTGGGCGGCCGCGCCACCATTCACGTCGGCAACGTCATGGATCGCCTGCGCGACCTGCCGGATGACTTCTTCGATACCTGCGTGACGTCGCCGCCCTATTGGGGCCTGCGCGACTACGGCACCGCCACATGGGTCGGCGGTGACGCCGCCTGCCTGCACCAGCCGATCGCCACCACGCGCATGCCCTGGGCAAACTCCATGAAAAGCCCGACCAGCGCCGGCAAGCATGGCTGGCACGAGGCACGGCCGCCCAAGGAGCGGCATGGCTATTGCGCCCTCTGCGGCGCGCAGCGCGTGGATTACCAGATCGGCCTCGAGTCGACGCTGGGCGAGCATCTGGAAGTCATGGTGGAAGTGTTTGCCGAGGTCTGGCGGGTAATGAAGCCCACCGGCACGGTCTTCCTCAACTATGGCGATTGCTACGCGGCCGAACCCAACGGGCGCAGCGCGGCCGCGACCAAGGCCGCCGGCGACGATGACCGTACCTTCCGCGACAAGCCGTTCTCGACCGTCGGGCCGATCTATGACCCGAACTGGGCCACCCCGCGCGGCGTGTTTGAGGGTGCCCAGTTTGGGGCCAACGGTGCCGGTACCCGCCGCGTCGACCATGGCGGCCGCGTTGTCGCCGGGGGCGTGCTGAAGGCCAAGGACCTGTGCATGATCCCCAACCGCCTGGCCATTGCCCTGCAGGACTGGGGCTGGTGGGTCCGGTCAGAAATCATCTGGGGCAAGAAGAACCCCATGCCGGATTCAAGCGGCAACGGGCGCCCCTCCACCGCGCACGAGAAGATATTCCTGCTGACCAAGTCCGGCGAGGCGGACGTCTGGCGCGCCCGTGACACCGGCCAGCTTTCATTCAAGCCGGATCTGACCGAGCGCGTGCCCATGCTCACCGCCAAGGACCAGGACACCGGGTTGCCCAAGGTCGGACCCCGCTGGATCAAGCTGGGCAGTTACTACGACGCCAGCGCGGTCATGCAACCGTCGAGCCCAGGCACGCATGCGAGGGTCGCCCAGAACATCGAAGGTCAGGCCGGCTCTACCCGGGCGAATGGTGGCACCCGCCCCGATCGACCCATGAAGACGGTTCAGAGCAAGATCATGCCGGCCCATACGCCTGGCACGCGCGCCAATGCCCATTTCGTCGAGGCCCTCAAGGAGGGCGAGCGCAAATCCAACCGGGGCGGCAGTCCCAAGGCTGTCGGGCCTAAACATGCCGGACAGATCAATCACACCGGGCTCGACACGCTCGACCGCGGCCAGGGGCGCCTGCTGCGCAACTTCGAGGAAGCGCCGGTGACCGTGTGGAACATTGCCACGGTCGCCTTCAAGGAAGCGCACTTCGCGACCTTCCCGCCCGAGCTGGTGGCAATGGCCATCGCCGCCGGCGCCCCGCCCGACGGCGGCATGGTGCTCGACCCCTTTGGCGGCTCCGGCACCACCGCCCTGGTCGCGCTGCGCATGGGTCGCAAGGCCCATCTGATCGAGCTCAAGCCCGAATACGCCACCCTGGCCACCAAGCGCCTCGAGCGCGATTGGATGGGCGAGGACGAGCGCAAGCGTGCCATCGCCAAGGACAAGGGCACCCCACCGCCCGGGCCGCTGTTCGAAACCCCAAAGGAAGCTGCCGAATGAAGCGCGCCATAGTTGCCTTGAAGCTGCCCGACGTCGTGCCGGCTGTCATCCACGGGGCACCCCCAGTGCTGGAGCTGGTCGACCCAACGACATTGCATGTCGACGATTCCTACCAGCGCGGCATCTCGGAGCGCTCGCTGCGGCTGATCCGCAAGATCGTCGCCGAGTGGGACTGGGAAGCGTTCAAGCCGCCGATCGTGGCGCTGATCGACGGGCGCCGGGAGGTCATCGACGGCCAGCACACCGCAATTGCGGCGGTCACCCATGGCGGTATCCCTCTGATGCCCATCATGGTGCATATCGAGGGCAGCCTGGCCGGGCGCGCCAGCGCTTTCGTTCGGCACAATCGAGACCGCATCCAGGTCACACCCAACCAGCTGCACACGGCCATGGTGGCGGCCGGCGACGAGGACGCGCTGACGATCGAGCAAGTCTGCGCCCGTGCCGACGTGCGAATCCTCCGCAATCCACCGCAGATGGGGCGCTTCCAGCCCGGCGACATCATTGCCATCACCACCGTCCGCAGCCTGGTCAATCGCCGGCATGCCGCCGGCGCCCGCAAGGTGCTGGATATCTGCCGTGCGACCAACCTGGCGCCGGTCAGCGCCGACCTGATCAAGGCCGTGGAGCACCTGCTTTACTCCGACGAGTATCGCGAGGAGCTGCCGTCGGATCGCATCGTTCCTGTCATCACCGCCCTGGACGACACCCTCGTGAGCGAAACGGAGCGCTTCGCAACCGAGCGCAAGGTTGCCCGCTGGCGGGCCATGGCCTCTGTCATCTTCATGAACCGGCGGAAGGCCCGAAATGCTGCTTGATAGCCGCCAGGAGCTGGAACGCCTTGTCGATACCCAGCGCGAGCGCATTCGCCAGCTCGAGGAGCTGCTTGTGCCCAGCAGCACCCTTGTTCCGCAGGAGTGGATGCTGACCACCAAGGAGGCGCGCGTGTTTTCCCACCTGACGACGCGCCAGATCGCCAGCAAGCGGACGATCATGCAGGCGCTCTACTTCGACCAGCACAGCGATGATGAGCCGCAGGAGAAGATCGTCGACGTCTTCGTCTGCAAGATGCGCAAGAAGCTGAAGCCCTACGGGGTCCAGATAGAGACGATCTGGGGCCAGGGCTATTCCCTGGTCGATCGGGAGCAGTACGCGCACCTGCCGGTGCCGAGGCCGCCCGCTGACCTGCGCAGCCTGCTCGGGGCGCTGGGGGAATATATCGAGCGCGGACAGATCGACCAGGCGCGGACGTCGGTGGCCGAGCTCCTCCAAATGGTGGGAGAAGCAGCATGAGCGCCCTCAACTTCAAGCCCCAGTTCGCAGGGCCGGTCGAAAGCCGTGTGAAGCGGCAGTCCATCCGCCAAAAAAACAATGGCCACCAGGTGGGACGGGCAATCCAGCTCTACACGGGCATGCGCACCAAGGCGTGCCGCAAGCTGGTCGCTGATGACCCGGTGTGCGTCTCGATAGAGCTCGTGCAGATCCGGGCAGGACACATCATCATCGCTGGTCGGGAGTTGGGGCCATTGGAACGGAAGGACATGGCGCAGGCCGATGGGTTCGCGAACGTGTTTGGGTTCTACGCCTTCTTCCTCGGCAAAGGCATGGAAGGCGATTTCAGCGGGTTCCTGATCCGGTGGGACTGGCCATGAACAAGCAGGAAGTCATCGCTGGGGGCATTGACCGGTGGACCCGCGAGCGGGTCGCAACGCTCAAGAAGCTGTACCAGGATGATCTATCGGCATCCGAGATCGCGGCAGAGCTCGGCGAGGGGTTCACCCGAAACGCTGTGCTGGGCAAAATTCATCGGCTGAAGCTGCCGGCCGGCAGGGAGCCTCGCCAGTTTGCTGCACCCAAACCCAAGCCAGTGCGCCGGAAGCCGGCTACGAGGCCAGCGGCGCCTATTGCAGCCAAGGCCACGACATCGGGCAAAGGCCTGGCCTTCAGGATAATGCAGGCCAAGAATGACGGGCTGGCGTTCGTCGACGCCATGGCGGCTGTGCTGGGCCGCGATTTGGTGCACGGGCTCGGCGACAGCGCCGACGGGCGCCCCCTGCTCCGCCTCGAGCAGCTGACCGAAGCCACCTGCAAGTGGCCGTTCGGCGATCCGCTCAAGCCCGGCTTTGGCTTCTGCGGCGATCACTCCCTCGAAAACAGCCCTTACTGTGCGATCCACAAGCGGCGCGCCATCGCTCAACGGGTGCCCCAATGAACCAGCACGTCCTCCCGCCGATCGACACCATGACGACGGTCAGCCGGCGCGCGATGATCGCTGCAAAGATCGCTTGCCGCGTGGTCGAGGAGCCGGCGCCCGACTGGATGACGCCACACCTTGGGCCCTGCAAGATCTGGACTGGCCCCGATTCAGGGAGAGGCCGCGGCGGCGACTATCCTCGGATGCACCTCGATGGGCAGACAGTGGCGGTCCACATCGTCAGCTGGACGAATGAGCACGGCTTTGTGCCTGGCAAGAAGCAGCTCGACCACCTCTGCCGGCGCCGCCGGTGCGTCAGTGACCTTCACCTCGAGCTGGTGACCCACAAGCAGAACCAGAAGCGGCGGGACCGCGCCATGCGGGAAGGCAAATGAATGTGGCTCTACCTGCCGACACCCTCGACCTCATCAGTCTCTGCACAGGCGGCGGCGGACTCGACCTCGGCGTCGAGCTCGCAATCCCTTCGGCTAGAAGCCGCGTTATGGTGGAGAGGGAAGGCTTCGCCGTCGCGCACCTGGTCGCAGCGATTGAGCAAGGTCTCCTGGCTCCAGCAGCTATCTGGAGCGATGTGCGAACCTTCAACGGCCGACCATGGCGTGGCCTCGTGGATGGCCTCATTGGCGGCATCCCGTGCCAGCCGCACAGCCTCGCCGGACGGAAGCAGGGGAGCCTCGACAAGCGCGACCTCTGGAGCGATGCCCGGCGAATTATCGTCCAGTCCGGTTGCTGGTTCGTCCTTATCGAGAACGTCGCCGGCATGCTCGCGGCGGGGGCTGACGAAGTCGCTGGCGCCGAGCGGGTATGGCGAGACCTACGTAAGTTGGGTTTCGCGGTTGAGGGCGGACTGTTCACGGCGTCAGAAGTCGGCGCGACGCACCAGCGCGAACGCATCTTTATCCTCGGCGTGGCCGACCCCATCGGTGATGCTGACAGGCGAACGGACGTCTCCCGAGGCCTTCAAGGCCCGTCAAGCACGCCTGAAGGCGAAGCATGGCAATCAGACAGGCAACGGAGCCGGGCCAGATCTAGCAATGGTGGCCAAGCAATGGCCGACGCCGGCGGCGCGCGATTACAAGGGCGCGAACTCGGCCGATCATCTGGAGAACGACACGGGCCGCCTGCATCTCGACCAGCTGCCGAACTTCGTCGAGCACATTTGGTCGACGCCCCGCTCGTCGGACGGAACCAGGCCTTTGGAGCGGGCGGGACAACCATTGCCGGCGCAGGCGTCGCAATGCTCGACCACGGCATCGGAGAGCAAGGGGACCTCGGGCGGGACGAACCGCAAGAGCTCGCTGCGCAAAGAGGCGAACGCCCACTGGTCGACCCCCACCACGAAAGCCCATCGGAAATCGGCGAAAGCCATGCGTCCGCACGCCGAGGGCGGGGAGAGCAGCCCACCGGGCATCGAGCAGCAGGCGGAGGCCACCATGTGGATGACGCCCCGGGCGAACGAGGTGGGGCAGTACACGAGGGACAACGGCGATCCGGACAGGCAGCGGCCATCGCTGACCGGCCAGGCCTTTTCCCACCAGGACCCGGAGAGATCGACCGCTGGCGAGACACCCTCGCCCGAGCGCCGGAGCTTGAACCCGCTGTTCGTCGAGTGGCTGATGGGCTGGGCGCCCCATTGGGTTCGCGTGTCGACGAGCTGCGGCTGCTCGGCAACGGCGTTGTGCCGCTGGAAGCAGCACATGCGCTCCGCACTCTTGTCGCTCGCCTCGCCGAGCGCGGCGCCGCCGGCGCAGATCAGCTTGTTCGAATGATGGTGCAGCCATGACCCAGCGCCCTACCACCACCGATGTCATCACCGTCGAGCGCCTCGAAAAGGCCGTCCACGCCCTGGCCTTCATCGTGCTCCGCCACGGCGAGCAATATGCCGAGCTCATGGAATGGGTCGACGAGGAGTTGGAGCAGCGACGGCGGGTACCATCAGCGCGCGATCGGGCGCAACGCATCCTGCGCGACAGCTTGCAGGAGGTCAGGCATGTGCCGGTGGGGTGAACGCTATCTGCTGCATCCATCGCTGCTTCTGCTCGAGGTCGGGACCCGAACCATATTTGGGGCGCTGCGACTTGTGGCCCATCAGGACGGCGATGACCTTCTCGGGGGCATCCACGGCTGTCAGGCGGTCCTCGAACGTGTGCCGCAGGCTATAGAAGCTATGGTTTTCCGTCGGCAGCAGGTTCCGGTTATCGAGATACTTGTTGACCAGCGCGGACAAGGAATCCGCCTTGTCGTGGTAGCGGGGAAACCCGTTGGGGAAGGCCTTGACGGCCGCCAGCGCTGCCCCGACGAGCGGTATGTCGCGCGCTGTGTGCGCCACCTTGAGCTGCCGGCCGATCGCCCGCACCTGGACATGGGGCACCGGCGCGTCAAGGAAGATGGTTTGGGCGGTAAGGCTGGACGCCTCGCTGAGGCGCAGGCCAGTGTCCGCCACCAGCATAAGCAGCGCGCGCGCCTGGTCGTTCAGTTCATCGAGCACGCCGGGTGCCAGGATGTGCTTCTGGACGAAGTCGGCGGCAAAGGCCGCGCGCTGCTTGTCCGTCTCCCCCTCGATGCGCAGATCGCCGAACACCGGGGACAGGTTCAGCTGCTGCACCTTGTTGTAGTCTTTGAACATCTTGGACAGGATGCCGATGTTCTTATTGGCGGTGCCGATATCGAGGTCCTCGTCCACGATACGATCGAGCCACCAATTGCGGAATTTGAGGGTGTCCCCTCGGGTGGTGTCCTCGACAGCTTTGTCGCCGATGAGGTCGATGAAGTTCTGGATGGCCAACAGCCTCGGGTTCTTCCACTTCCGGCGCTGATTCTCCGATTTGAGGACGAGCTCGCCCTTCTTCATTTCGGCATATTCGTCGACCAGCTTGGAGTAGAGCAGCTTGGGCCGGCGTTCGCCGCCCAGCGCGGCAGCAACCTCGACATCATCCTCAAGCGACTGCCGGGAGATCAGAAGCTCAACGCGGGACAGCAATTCGTCCATGCGACCGGCTTCGCGGATCTCGGTCGCTGTCTGGTACTGCAGGCCCAGCGCGGTAGCGCGTTTCCTGGCAGCTTCAAATCGAATGCGCGCCTCTGCGGACTGCCCGTCCCGCAAACCCCGCCAGTAGGCTTCCAGCTCGATGTTGAGCCGCTCCACCACCTTCTTGGCGTGGATGGCCTTCGGATCGTCGGCAACAGCAATGTCGGTGCTCAGACGAACCGGCTCGCGACGGTCGAGCTCGGCAAATTCCTTGGGTACGCGGCGGATCAGGTACCAGATACCAGCGCGGTTATGCGGCTTAACCGGGCCTGCTTTGCGCATCAGCGCACCCCATTTGTTGCACAGTTTGTTGCGCAGTATAGGGCGCATGCCCTAAACGAAAGGTCAATAGGAGTGGGAAACATGAGGAAATCCGGGCTTTTTGACCGGAGTGCTTGGCGGGTAGAGAGGGATTCGAACCCCCGGAACGCTTTCACGTTCGCCGGTTTTCAAGACCGGAGCAATCAACCGCTCTGCCATCTACCCGTTGGGTCAGCCTTTAGCTGCAGTGGACGAGCCTGTCCAGAGCGCGGGGTGGCAGCAGCGTGTCTGCAGCCCGATATCTCCCACCCATCGGGCCTCCCCCGGACTTGATCCGGGGGTCACTCCCCCTTTTCACCGTATTGAGAGCGACCCGCGGATCAAGTCCGCGGGACACGATTGCGGGGGGACGAGATCGCCACCTGCCCTAACCTCAGGGAATGAGCACAACCGAACCAGTTGTTTCCCGCCCCTCCAGCGCCCGGTGCGCATCGGCGGCGTCCGTGAGCGCGAACGTGTGACCAATCTCGACCTTGATCGCGCCGCTCGTGACCGCCTCGAACAGCTTAGCCGCGCCCGCGAGCAGGACCTCCCGCTGGCCGAGATAGGCGGCGCCGGTTGGCCGCGTCACGTAGAGCGAGCCCTTGCGTGCCAGCAGCGTGACGTCTGGAATGGACACCACGCCCGACGCGTTGCCGAAGCTGACCATCAGGCCGCGCGGGCGCAGGCAGTCGAGCGATTTGTCGAACGTCGCCTTGCCTACCCCATCATAAACTACGTCCACGCCCCGGCCCTCGGTGATTTCGCGAACTCGGACGGCAAAATCCTCGGTGTTGTAGTTGATGACGTGATCGCAGCCATGCCCCAGGGCCAAGGCCACCTTGTCAGCGCTGCCAGCCGTCCCGATCACCGTGGCACCCAAGGCTTTCGCCCATTGCGTCGCGATCAACCCGGTGCCGCCCGCGGCGGCGTGCCAGAGGATGGTCTGCCCGAGGCCGACGGCCCAAGTCTCGTGCAGCAGGTACCAGGCAGTAAGCCCCTTGAGCATGATGGCCGCAGCGGTGCGGTCGTCGATACCCTCCGGGATGGGCACCATTCGGTCGGCCGCCGCCAGGCGCTCGGCCGCATAGGCACCGACCTGCCCCTGATAGGCGACGCGATCGCCCACCTGCAGGCCGGTCACCCCTTCGCCAAGGGCGGTAACGACGCCCGCGCCTTCGTTACCGGCAACGAAGGGCAGTTGCACGGGGTAAAGCCCCGAGCGCTGGTAGGTGTCGATGAAATTGAGCCCGATGGCCGTCTGCCGCAGCGCGACCTGCCCCGGCCCCGGGCCAGCCAGCGGCCAGTCCTCAACGGTCAGGACTTCGGGACCGCCGTGCCGGCGGACGACGATCGCCTGGGTCAT